TCGGTTGCTGATGTTCAATCCTTGTCGGAAGGCACGATTGCTGCGTCTTCGACCTCCAATCAGCTCGCCCTCACCGCCATCACCAAACCCCTGGCCCAATACGGCCATCGCGTGACCGTGACGGACATCATGAAGGCTACCGAGTTGTTCAACTCTGTATCGCAGGCCGTCAAGGTCAGCGGTCAGAACTTGGCGCTCTGGGCTGACTCGGTTCTCCGTAACGTCGCAGTTGGCTCCAACCTTACTGCTTCTAACGGCAGCATCGGTTCTGCTCAAGAAGGCGCCGGCACCCTCGATAACAGCGACACGCTGATCGAGACCTACGGCCGCACTGCTTCCTGCACCCAGTCCTACACCGGTCTGAACAGCGAAACCACCAACTGCATCGTGGATGCGGCGACCCTCCTTGACTTGATGACCAAGCTCAAGCGCAACCGCACCCCAGAGGCTGATGGCGGCGGTTATGTGTTCGTTACTGATGCCCGCGTTGCCCGCGATCTCATGCGCGACAGCGATTGGCTCAATGCGTCCAACTACGGCAATGCCGGTAAGCCTTTCTACAAGGGCGAAGTTGGCAGCATCTACGGCATCCGCGTTATCGTCCAAACCAACTCGTTCGTTTCTCTCGGTTCTGCCACTGCGGCTGACCGTGCGATCTACGCCACGAGCGGCGGCGGCGGTACGGCTGCGGCTAAAGACATCATCGCTTCCTTTGCGCTCGGCGCTGAAGCGTGGGGCGTTCCACAGTTGAGCGGCGGTAACCCCTTCTCCCCGAAGGTCGATATCCTCGATCAGCCCGACAAATCGGACCCACATAATCAGAATATCGTTGTTGCGACCACGGCCTATTTTGCGGGCCTGCGCCTCAACCCCAACTACTACATCGTGCACCGGTCCAAGACCGCGCACACGCTGTAATGGCTGAGTGAGTATTCAGGGGCCGGCTAGCAATAGTGCGGCCCCTTTTATACTCCCTAAGTTATAACATTAATATCACCATGCTAACTGTCCCGCTCTCTGCCCTTTCGCAACCTGACGATTCCGGTAAAGATGTTATGCCCGAAGTGGGCGACACCGTTGATCTCAGTCGCGCCACTGCTGTCATTAAGTCCATCGACGGCGACAAAGCTGAAATCAGCATGATGTCGATTAACGATGCCATGTGCGATGACGGCGACGGCCCTGACTCCGAAGGCCCAGGTGATGATGACACCACCGAATCGGCCATTGGTAACGCCGGCATGGCGGCCATGAAATCCAAGCTGATGAAGGCCGCGGCCAATCAGGACATGAAAGACGGTTACTGATTATGGCGTGTTACCGCTACGATCCCAAGTCCCGGACGTTCTACGAGATCAAGCCGACACAGCTTGTCCGACCAGACCGGGGCGAGAATCTTACCTTTAAAGAACAGATGATGCGCGGCTACCGCCGTGTTGAGGAACGGGGCCAGCGCATTGCCGGCACCGCTAAGGGCATCAAACGCATCTGGCAGTCAGCAGCAGCATAACCACTTACTACAATGGCCGGCACAGCACTCACAGCACTACAAATTGCATCGTCATATAGCGGTCTGTTAAAGACGGGCGACAACGCGGTCCTTAACGGCACGCTACGCACCATTGGTGACGGCACGGGTGTGGATAGTGCGTTGCAAGTGAGTACGGCTGGCGTTAACAGCACGGGTACGCTAGCGGCCACGGGTCATGTGACCTTTGAGGGTGTAACGAGCACGGGCGCCACGGGCACCGGAAAGTTGGTGTATGATGCTAGCCCCACGTTGGTAACCCCCAATTTGGGAACCCCGTCAGCGGCGGTTCTCACTAGCGCCACGGGTCTGCCCATCAGCACAGGCGTCTCTGGTCTCGGCACGGGCATCGCTACGGCACTGGCGGTTAACACTGGAAGCGCGGGTGCTCCGGTGCTGTTCAACGGTGCATTAGGCACGCCAGCCAGCGGCACAGTGACCAACCTGACAGGTACGGCGTCCATCAACATCAACGGCACGGTGGGAGCCACGACGGCTAGCACAGGCGCGTTTACGACGTTGAGCGCGAGTGGAGCTATCAATCCAAATGGATACATAAATTTTAATTCTTTATCTGCTCCAACAAATCAAATTTTGAATTACGGTGCTGGTAATCTTCAAATATTAAGCGGAAATTATTTTAATGGTAGCGCATACATTGCCCAAACAGCTACGCCAACACAGTTTAACATGGCGTCAGGAAATTTGTATGTTTACGCGGATACTGGAAAAACTGTAGGTTCTTCATATACACCTACATTGGTTTCTCTATTCTCCTATACCGGACTCGCTGTTACAGGCGCGTTGAGTGCGAGCGGAAGTGCAACAGACATATTTACTGCTACGACAACAGGGTCTGGCAGAACTGCATATTTTCAAAATAACACAACCTATGCACTTGTTGATATTCGCGCAGGTGGCACTAATCAGTCGGCTTATTTAGGTCTAGTTCCTAGCGGTACTGGCAGTGGCATAATTCAGTTAAATGGTAGCGACAAATTAACCATCTCCTCCACCGGACTCGCTGTTACAGGCTCAGTTGGAGTATCTGGTTCTGGCACGTTTAGCACTACCAGCAATGGATTAAATCTCAATGCTGCTGATCCAACGGCTTACAGAATTGGTTTTGATAATCTTGGCGGCACTGTTGGTTATACTCGTCACAATATTGTTGCTGGCGGAACAACCAATACTTGGGGCCATGTATTCTCCACTTCTCAAAGTGGAACTCCCAACACTTTTACAAATAGTTTATTTGTGGGAGCCTCAGGCAACGTCGGCATTAACACTAGCACCCCTGCAAAAACATTAGACGTAAGTGGAACCGTTCAATTTAGAGATGGTACTGGTGCAGGTCAGGCCTTTTGGGTGCAAAATAAAGGTATTGGCGCAACTAATAGTGGAGCATTTGGACTTGGTTATAATGCCGTTAATTTCACTCCCGGCTCAACTCCATCCGCTTTGCTTTGGGATGGTAGTAGTGGTTGGTTTACTATTCTTACTTCGTCGCGTAAATACAAACGTAACATTGTTGCTGTAACGGATGAACAATTAGACAAAGCGTTATTGCTCAGGCCGTCCTACTACCAACGCAACGAATACGAGTACCATGAATACGGATTCATTGCCGAGGAAGTAAATGAGATCGGCCTCGACGAGTTTGTTACGCGATACGAAGGCGAGATTACCGGTCTTGCTTACGACAAAATGGTGACGCTGGCAATCGGTCTTGCTCAACGCCAAGCCAAAGAGAACGCAAATCTAGTTGCGGAATTGCAGTCCGTTCGCGCCCGCCTCGCCACTTTAGAGTCTAAATAATATATGAAACTAACCAACGAACAAGCCCTGCAAAATCTCTATATCGCCGCCCGTATGGCTGCCCTTACCGCGCAGGGGCATGAGGCCGTACTAGAGTCCTTCAAGGCTATAGCCGCCGCCCTCAATATCGAACTAACGCCGGCTCCCGCTGCTGCTCCTGCGACTGAGTAACCCTGTTGACCTAGCTCATTATGACACTGTCGGACCTCGCATCATTCATTACGACGAAGTTGTCCGACACGGACACTGCGAGCGTTGCCGCGTGCAAATCGTTCATCAATCGTCGCTATCAGATGATATGGGACAGTGCGCTGTGGACGGAAACGATGGGTGTGGTGTCGAAGAACGTGGCGGCGGGTGATACGGAGCTTACTCTTAGCGATGCGCCCACGATCACGTTTTTTCAAAACGCGACGGTGCCGACCACGTTTCTGGACTTCCCTGTGGCGATGCGCTTTACCGCGAACACGGACACGGATGGCTCAGAGATGCTGGGCTACGACTGGCAAACGTTTTTCCAGCTCGACCCTAATCAATGGAACAACATTGCGGCCCGTCAGACCACCCCGCGTAACTTCATTAATCTGCCCAAGGACGGCAGCGGTTACTGCCGCATGAAGCCCGTGCCGGTGCCTAATGCGGCCGGCGTTATTTACGTTCTCGGCAAGCTCAAGTGGGTAACCCTTGGCGATGCGGATAGTCCCTGTTTACGCGGCATTGATAATGCCCTGTTAGCATTCGCGGAGTCCGACATGCTAGAGCGCGCCCGCCAGTACGGCAAAGCCCAGGCTAAAACGGGCGAGGGTGCCGCCCACATCCAGATCATGCGGGATATTGAGAAGGGCCAGCAGCAATCAATCTCCATGATTACCCCCATGGAAGAAGGCATCTTTGATCCTACCGGCGGGCCACAATAACCCATGGCTACCACCCAAAGCGACTCGCTCGATGATGTGGTCGTCATCGACGGTGACCGTAGCTTCATCGCCGGCCAGCAATCAGCCAAACAGGAATCCTCCATTGCTACGACGGGCTATGTGTCCGCGCAGAACATGGACTTTGATCCGTTTGGCCGGCTGAATACGCGCCGTGGGGCTAAATCAGCGGTGGGTAACGTGGAAACCCGCACTTGGTCATCCGTTACTACGACTTGGACCGCGGACACGAGATATTGGAGCACGACCCTAGTTGCCGGCACGCCCGTTGATGCGGCCGCGTTCTTTTCCACGGGAGCATTGCAATGGGTGGTTATTGCCCAGGGCGGCGCAATTAAACAGGGCTACGAGACCAGCTCATTCTCCAACATCACCGGCGCATCCTATTCCGGTAACTTCGCTTACTTTGGGCAACTTGGCCCCCGCCTTTATTACTGCGACGGCGTTGGCGCGCTAGC